ATAGTGCCTTCGGTGGAGCTGGAGGCGGCGGTGCTGGAGGGTTCAATAGCGGTCCTACTGCCTTGGCAGGTGCAGCTGGTGGCGCTTCTGGAAATCAGATCGGTTTTACTGGTGTAGGTGGTGTTGCCGGAACCGCAGGCGGGGTTGGAGTTGCCGGAGGAAATGGAACGGACGGCACTTCGGCTTACGGCGGAAGTGGTGGGGGCGGATCTGGCGCAAAATCAACCGCTGGTGGTCTCAACGGTGGTGCAGGAGGATCCGGGGGAGGCGGCGGCGGTGGTGGAGGCGCATGTAATGGTGGCACCGCGGGTACGGGCGGTCGAGGTGGAGATGGGCGGGTTTATGTCTGGGCTTGGTAAAAGTCATCGGAAAAGGAGAGGCTATGCCCGTATTCCTTCGAGGTATTAGGCGGCCGGGGGGCGATGCGGTTGAAGTACTACATGAACTCGACGTCGACGCCCCTCCCGCCCCAAGCGGGCTTTTCGACGCCTACGCGTATTTGCGAGACGAAAAAGCCAACAATGTCGCTGGTGGTAGTGCCACTGGCGCTTCGTGGAACACTCGGGTTTTGAACACAGAAGTGTTTGACCCGGACAACATTGTTTCTCTGGCGAGCAATCAGTTTACGCTCGAGCCTGGGACATACCTAATCGAGGCTTCGGCGCCAGCGTTGTTCAGTGGAAAGAGTCGGTTGAGACTTAGAAACATCACCGCCGGTGCAACTGCGGGCTTGGGTCCGGCCACGTATTCTGACACGGGCGCGATTACTTCCTCGCTCTACGCGAGTCTTCGGTGTCGAGTCACGGTTGCTGTGGCTACGACATTTGAGTTGCAGCATTACGTCGCGAATGGACCCGGCTTTGGAGTTGATCTAGGAACTCCGACGAATTCGGGTGAAACCGAGGTTTATGCGGAGGTACTGATCTACAGAGAGCCAGCGTCGTAGAAGGGATTAAGATGGGTCTGTCCAACACGGCAGTACCAACGTATTACGGGCAATTTCGTGAAGCGGTACTAGCTGGACAGATTCCTGTTAGCCGCGAGATCTCGCTGGAGATGAATCGGATCGATTCGCTTATTGTTAATCCGAACATCTACTACGACGATCAAGCGGTAGAAGGATTCATCAAGTACTGCGAGAACGAATTGACACTGACGGATGGTTCCGATCTTCATCTCCTTCCGTCATTCAAGTTATGGGCCGAGCAGATCTTCGGCTGGTACTACTTTGTGGATCGAAGCGTTTACGTCCCCGCTTCCGAAGAACAGGAAGGACATTATGAGACGCGTCGTATCAAGAAGCGTCTCATCCTCAAGCAATATCTGATTGTTGCTCGCGGCGCTGCAAAATCGATGTACGGGTTCCTCATTCACAGCTATTTCCTGAATGTGGATACGTCGACTACGCATCAGATCAACACGGCTCCGACGATGAAGCAGGCAGAAGAAGTTCTGTCTCCGTTTCGAACGAGCATTACGCGCGCGCGTGGACCTCTGTTCAAGTTCCTCACCGAAGGGTCACTTCAAAACACCACCGGTTCCCGGGCGCTTCGAGTGAAGCTCGCTTCAACGAAGAAGGGAATCGAAAATTTCCTGACCGGGTCGATCCTAGAGATTCGGCCAATGGCGATCAACAAGCTTCAGGGCTTGAGGCCAAAGATCTCTACGGTTGACGAATGGCTTTCTGGCGATCTTCGAGAAGACGTTGTCGGAGCCATCGAACAGGGCGCGTCCAAACTCGAGGACTACCTCATCGTAGCTATTAGCTCTGAGGGAACCGTTCGTGCGGGATCCGGAGACACGATCAAGATGGAGCTAGCAGACATTCTCAAGGGAGAGTATCTCGCTCCTCACGTGTCGATTTGGCATTACAAGCTTGACGAAATTGAGGAAGTGGCCGATCCGTCGAAATGGCCTAAGGCCAATCCGAATCTTGGAGCCACGGTGAGTTATGAGACGTACCAACTCGATGTCGAACGTGCTGAGAAAGCACCAGCCTCGCGCAACGACATCCTTGCTAAGCGTTTCGGGATTCCGATGGAGGGCTACACGTATTTCTTCACGTACGAAGAGACGCTTCCTCATCGTCCGAGAGAATTCTGGCAGATGCCATGTTCCATGGGAGCGGACCTGTCTCAAGGAGACGACTTCTGCGCCTTTACGTTCCTTTTCCCGTTGAGTCGGGACCGATTCGGGGTCAAGACGCGCAGCTACATCACTGAGCTTACGTTGATGAAGCTTCCAGGCGCAATGCGCAAGAAGTATCAGGACTTCATCGACGAAGGAAGCCTTCACATAATGCCGGGAAACATTCTCGACATCGACACTGAGGTGTACGATGATCTAGAGCGTTTCATTGAGACGTCTCAGTATGACGTTCGCTCTCTCGGATACGATCCGTACAACGCGAAGGAGTTTATAAAGCGTTGGGAAACCGAGAACGGGCCGTTCGGGATCGTGAAGGTTCTACAGGGGGCGAAAACTGAGTCCGTCCCTCTGGGAGAGATAAAGACCTTGAGTGGCGAACGCGCACTAATATTCGATCAGGCTCTCATGTCGTTTGCGATGGGGAATGCGATCACGTTGGAGGACACGAACGGAAATCGTAAGCTTCTGAAGAAGCGGCAAGACGAGAAGATCGATAACGTGGCCGCTCTACTGGATTCGTGGGTCGCGTACAAGGCCAACAAGGAGGCGTTCGAGTAATGGAGGCAAAACACGTGAGAACACGCACCGAAATCAACTTGGCAGACATCTGCCTGGTCGTGATCGCGATTTTCGTCGTACTCGCATTCTTCAAGGGTTGGGGGTAACAGGAAGGAGGTGACCTATGTCGAAATTTGGGGACGCGTTGCAGCACGCTTTCAACGTGTTCACGAATCAGGAGGCGGAGAGAAGGCGAAACTCTCCGTTTCCGATCAATCCTCAGCCATCGCCGTTTGCTGAGTACTACGGGCCAAGCTACGCGTACGCGCCCGACCGTGTGAGACTGCGCATCCCGAATGAACGTTCGATCATCTCCTCGATCTACACAAGGCTCAGCATCGACGTAGCCAAACCGGACATTCGTCATGTTCGACTCGACGAAGAGAACCGGTACAAGGAAGACATCGACAGCGGTCTCAATAACTGTTTGACCATTGAGGCCAATCTCGATCAAGCAGCGCGAGCGTTTCGCCAAGATGTCGCTCTGACGCTCTTCGACTACGGATGTGCAGCTATCGTTCCTGTGGACACGGATCTCAATCCACAAGACACAGGAGGCTACGACATCCAGACGCTTCGGGTCGCGAACGTTGTTCAGTGGTTCCCGAGACACGTTCGGGTCAATCTGTACAACGTGGATACGGCGACTCGTCAGGAGATCACTCTTCCGAAATCGATGGTGGCGATTGTCGAGAACCCGTTGTACTCGATCATGAACGAGACGAACTCGACTCTCCAACGACTTCTTCGCAAACTAAGCCTTTTGGATGTTCTCGACGACAAGGTGGCAGGCGGGAAGCTGGATCTTCTCCTCCAGTTGCCATACGTCGTCAAGTCGGAAACGAAGCGGCAGCAAGCAATGCAGCGACGTGAGGACATCGAGTTCCAACTAGCAGGAAGTAAGTACGGAATCGCCTACATCGACGGGACCGAGAAGGTCACGCAGTTGAATCGTCCGGCTGAGAACAACCTCATGAGTCAGATCGAGTACCTAGTCGCGTTGCTCTATAGCCAACTTGGTCTCACCAATGAGATCATGAATGGTACAGCCGACGAGAAGACGATGTTGAATTATCAGAACCGCACTGTCGAACCGATTCTGACGGCGATCGTCGAAGCAATGAAGAGAACTTTCTTGACGAAAACCGCCCGAACTCAGGGACAGTCCATCATGTTCTTCCTAGACCCGTTCCGGCTTGTTCCTCTCGCGGATATCGCTGAGATTGCCGACAAGTTGACTAGGAATGAGATCGCGACTGCGAACGAGATTCGCCAGATCGTTGGACTGAAGCCTCACTCCGATCCGAACGCGGACAAGCTCCAGAACAGCAATATGCCCGCGGATCTCAGAGGGGCTTTTCCAAGAGGAGCGACACTCGAGACACCGGGCGTAGCGGATCTACTGTCGCGAACTCGCGACCAAGTTCCGGTGACCCAAGACTCAGGAAGGAACGGTCAAAATGGGAGAAGCGGCTAAGCCCGACTTCAGCGGCTGGGCCACGAAAGTCGGTTTGAAGTGCACCGACGGTCGGACGATCATGAAAGGTGCGTTCGAACATCAGGACGGAACGACCGTCCCTCTGGTTTGGTCGCACAAGCACGACAACCCAGAGAACGTTCTGGGGCACGTGAAGTTGACGCACGTCGACGAAGGGGTTCGTTGCGACGCGTTCTTCAACAAGACCCCCAAGGCTCAGTCCGCGAAGGCCGCGGTCGAGCACAAGGACATCACTTCCTTGTCCATCTGGGCAAACCAACTGATCGAGAAGTCCAAGCAGGTTCTTCACGGAGCCATCAAAGAAGTCAGCTTGGTCCTTGGTGGGGCCAATCCCGGCGCACTCATCGACTACATCCAGGTGCAGCACTCCGACGGCGAGATCGTCGAGCTCGAAAACGAGGCCATCATCTACACGGGGCTGGCGTTGGTCCATTCTGACGAATCCGATTCGGGTTCCGAGGAGAAGAACGACGACGAGGGCGATTCGGGTGAGACGAAGGGCGAAGCCGACTCGATGTCGCGGGACGACGTGTCCAAGCTCGTGGACGAGAAGGTGAAGGAAGCTCTCGACGAGAAGAAGGAAGTTGTCCACGAAGATCACGAAAAGGAAGGGCGGAACATGCCGGAATCTCGCAACGTCTTCGAGCATCACGGAGACGGCAAGAAAGAGGAGGCCGAGAAGCACGTTCTCACGCACGATGCCCTTCGCGGGATCGTCGAGGACGCCAAGAGCTTGGGCTCCCTTCGGAAGGCCTACGACAACTACGTCATCAAGCACGGCATCGAGGACATCGAAGTCCTCTTCCCGGAGGCCCGCACCGTCGGTGGAACTCCCGATCTCGACACCAGGCGTGTCGAGTGGGTCTCTGGCGTTCTCAGCGCCACCAAGAAGCAGCCGTTCGCACGGATCCGGACCCGTTCCGCGAACCTCACGCACGAGGAGGCCCGCGCCAAGGGTTACATCAAGGGGAACCTGAAGAAGGAGGAGTTCTTCAAGGTCCAGGCACGGAAAACGACTCCGGCCACCGTGTACAAGAAGCAGAAGCTGGATCGGGACGACATCATCGACATCACCGACTACGACGTGGTCGCGTGGTTGAAGGCGGAGATGCGGATGATGCTCGACGAGGAAATCGCTCGCGCGATCCTCATCGGAGACGGCCGCGCTGCCGACGACGAGGACAAGGTCAAAGATCCGGCCGGATCCACCGAGGGCGAAGGCATTCGCTCGATCCTGAACGACGACGATCTGTACGCCGCGACAATCACGGTCGACGATTCGGCAGATCCGATCGAGACCGTCGACGGCATCGTGTCCGAGCTCCCGCTCTACAAGGGCTCTGGCGCACCGACGCTGTACACCACTCAGGTGCAGCTCACGAAGTTCATGCTCAAGCGGGACTCCTTCGGGCATCGCGTTTGGCGGACTCCGGCTGAGCTCGCAGCTGAGCTGGGTGTCTCGAACATTGTCACGGTCGAAGCGATGGAGAGCGTGACGGATCTCATCGGCATCGTCGTGAACCTCAACGACTACTCCGTCGGAACGGATCAGGGCGGGGAGGTCAACTTCTTCGACTTCTTCGACATCGACTACAACCAGTACAAGTACCTGTACGAGACGCGTCTCTCCGGCGCGCTCACCAAGATCCGCTCTGCGCTGGTGCTCAAGCGCGCCTCTTCGGGCGGGACGCTGGCCACGCCGACCGAGCCGACGTTCGATGGCTCGACCGTCACCATCCCGACCGTCACCGGCGTGACGTACAAGAACGCGGACACGAACGCGACCATCACGGGCACACAGGCAGTCGCTCCTGGAGCGACGCTGAACGTCCTGGCGGTTCCGGCTTCGGGTTCGTACTACTTCGCCGACAACGTGCACGACGAGTGGTCGTTCGAGAACGAGTCATAAAGGTAGGTCCAAAATGGCAAGATTTTTTGGTCGCGTTGGTTACGCAATAGGACCTACTGAATCTGGTCCGGGTGTGTGGGTTGAGGGAATTGTTGAGCGCGAATATTACGGGGATATCCTCCAGAACATTCGTCGGCTCCAAGAAGGACCCAGCGTTAACCCGGATATCGATGTCCAAAATTTGATCAGCGTTGTGGCCGATGCGTACGCCATGCAGCATTTCTTCGCCATTCGTTACGTCGTGTGGGCGGGGGTTTACTGGACGGTCACATCCGTCGAGGTTCAAAGCCCCCGCCTACTGTTTCGACTGGGAGAGGTGTACAATGGGCCAAAGGCTTGATCTACAGGCTCTCCTCGAGACCCTCGTCGATCGCGTGTACTTCCAGCCGCCTACGAACATCCAGCTGGTGTATCCGTGCATCGTCTATAAGCGAGATTTCGC